GTTCTTATACTTGGGGTGTCCGGTGTTAATTTGCAGAAGTTGAACAGGGCTGCTGCAACCGAAGAAGCGGAGGGCTCTTGCTTCGTCAGAGCTACGGCCTGCACCAACAGTGCTGCCTCGCAGGATCGCAGAGATGTTGCTGTCTTCGACTGCCTTTTGTTTCGTTTCAATCTGAGCAAGTTTGTCATCGATAGACGACATTGTCTTATTCAGGTCCTCAATCGTTTTGGCTGCTAAAACCATGAAAGAAATCTCCTTAAGCTTTTTAGAGCCCCAACTGACTGAGGCGGTCATTAGTCTTCATGATAAATGATTCGATCTTTTTAGCCAATTGTGCATCTTCTTCGGAAGGCTTTTCCTCTTCCGGCGCTTCAACTTCAACTTCAATCTCAGGACCAGCCTCAGGAACTTCCTGCGATCGATCCATCTTTTCGCTGATCTGCTGAAGTAACGATACCATATTTGCTAATAATACATTAGTCTGTTTGGCCTGGTCGAGGGAAGGATTAATTTCAATCTGAGATTGATCCATCTTTGGAGCGGGCTGAGTCATCGGATCATTTGCCAAGGCTTTGTCTTCCTCAACCGGCTCGATCACTTCTTCTTCTGCCGCCGCATCTTCCTTCTTTAGCTTACCAACAAGAGCGCTGACACCGTCGCCCATGTCGATCGAACGGAGATCTCCCTCGAATTGATCGGCTGGAATTTGTACTAACAAATAAGCGTCTTCTGTTTCTTCGATTGCGTCGGTCTTCCAGCCGCTGGCCTCTGCCCACGCCTGAAGCTCTTCCATACTAGCTACGGCTTCTTTAGGAACCGAGACCAGCTGAACGTCCGCGCCTTCTTCTTCCGCTTTCACTTCTTCTTGTTCAGCCATGTTCTTCTCAATCCAATCTTTGATTTGAATAGGTGTCTCGGTCGTTCGCATGCGAATAAAGTCGAGAGCTTTTTGCTTCTCGATAGAACATTCGACTGCGATCTTCTCGGCTATCTGATCGACGGAATCATAAACTGTATCATCTGCGTGAAGCTTTTTGCACGCTTTCTCAACGTCCTTATGCCCGCTCTCGGCAACAATAATTTCTATCGCATCGAGGATAGAACCGCCGCCAATAGATTTAGCCGATACAGTGAACTGCGAGTCTTGATTCATAGGAACCGAGACGACGGATACTTCGTGAAGCTCGACTGACTTGATGACGTTAACGCCGTCCTTTTGCTCTTCATCAGAAACCATGATACCGACCGATAGGGAATTCAGGATGCCCTCTTTAACGAGGTCCCTGATCCTAGATATCTCTGGGTCTTTGCTATTCGATATACGGCCCTTGATATATAGGCCTTCGTCCTTTGCTTCGACCGAGATCATTTTGCCAATCGGCTTTGAATGATCGTGATTAAAAAGCATAATCGAATTCTTTTTATAGTTGTCTAGGTTCCAAGCTTTCTTACCGATCAGGTCTTTACCCCTGTCGACGATTGCTTTGTTTGCCCATCCCTCTAGGTAGACGCTACCGTCTTCCAGGGCCTTCACTTTAAAGTCAGCGTTGCCTACGCTTAGCGTCTTGAGAACCATTGGAAAATCCCTTTCCTTATCGTTTTAATCCAAGTCTACCTAGATCGTCTTCTGACACCGCCAATTGGGAGCAGCGGCAATTTATTATTTCATTGGCCGGGCCAGATGTATCGCGCGGGTAAGATAAACCGTTTGAATATTTCTCATCGTGGGAAACTATCTCGCCCATGATTGACCAATGGTCAGCTTCCGATTCAGGATACAGCCCGCCTGGATTTCCTCTTACCCGTTCGTCGTTGGCGTTGATCCAAACCTTAACGAGATTAGGAATGACTTGAGCCGCGTCTTGCATGGCAGCTGCTTCGCCGATGCTATTAGCGATAAGGGTTTCGGTCCTAGCTATGGTCATTGCCCTGCCTGCAGATACCTTGGCGACTTCCTGAATCTTCGAAGCTATCTCTCCAATGCTTAGAGATTCTTTCATGCCGCCTTCTATAGTCGACATGATCTTCTCGGTCGTCGTCTTAGATATCCGATCAAAACTATCGAGAGCCCTGGCTTCCAAGACTTCTCGACGCTTGTCTTTATTCTTAGACTTGATCGCCTCAATGCCGTCTTTGTATGGCTCGTTAAAGGGAACCGAAAGGGATGCGTCGTATCCTAGATCTATCTGCGCCTCTAGGGTATCGGCGTAATCCTTGCGCCACTTCTTTTCTACGCCGTCCATGGCTTCGTCTATCTGTCGACGGAGCTTTCTTTTGTTCGGAACGGTAGCTGCCTTCTCGTTCATGTTGGCCTTAGCTACTTTTACAGCCGCTATTACCTGATCCGATAGAAGCTTGAGCCATAGCTCTTCGATCTTTCCTATCGCCTTGCCTGATTCTTCGTCGATCTTATCACGTGATTCTTTGAACCAGCGGTTTTCGTCTGACTTTACGTGGGCAGAGAAAGCTTCGACGTTAGCCTTTCTATAATCAACTTCTTCCGAGGCTAATTCTTTAACCTCTTGAGGCTCAGGTGCATTGCTCTGCCCTACGCTACCCAGAATCTTCTCCGCTTGCTCTTTGGATATAGAGAAAGCCGCCTCAATAATATTGATTGCTGTTTCTTTTGAAATTTTACCAAGAGAAGCCTGCTCGACGATATTCATAAGGGCTGTAACTTGTGGGCCAGTAAGGGATGCTGAAGCCGTTTTACCCTCAGCCAGCTTAGGCGTTTCGACTGACAGAGCAGACAGAGACGGAGCATAGCCAGGCATAAAAGAATTAGCAGGCGGACGGAAGTCCCGCAGAACATCGCCGCCTTCTATCGGAGGTAGTTTCCATATTCTTTGACGAACTTCGTTATAGGTCAACGTCGAAAGCATTTCGTTTCCGGTCTTTGCTTTCTCTGCTATGTCCTCTTGAAGTATTGGGACGCCGGAATAATTGAGCTTGATGATATAACCGTTACCCAATAAAGGCTTCAGCTTCGCGGTGAAGGCCGTCTCAAACATCATGCCGATCGACATGAGCGGGCCTTGCCAGAAGTTCTTAAGGGCCGTCTTATACTCCTCAGAACCCAATCCTCCGCCGACGTCCTGGATAGATAGCTCTTGCTTAGGTACGCCAAAGATATTTATCAAGGTCTCGCGGTTGTTTCGGATGTATTCGATTAACTGCTGATCGGCTAGCGTGTGGGCTATGTTGTTTGCCTTGACGCCCTTTGGAAGGACCAGGCCGCGCCTTTGGTTGGCTCGCCCGGTATACGCCGTCTCAAGCGATTGAAGAAGCTTCTTCGCTTGAATCTCGTTCGTCTCTTCGTTCATCTCAAGGACGATGCCAGGCTGCGCGCCCTTCTTATAAAAGTTAAGAAGGTATTCGTTTGAATACTTATTAAAAAGGGCAGGGTTAGCACCTGGCACGAGAGGCGACAATCCCCAGTAAACCGATGAAGGATTCGGTCTTTTAACGTGGATGATATCTTGAGGCTTGATCTTGGTTCGCATGTTTACAGGGAACGACATGGGATCGACGCCAACGATATCGTAACTGTTTAAGTTCCCGTCTCCGCGTATATCCATCCAAATAATTTCGGTCGGTATCTGCACAAGCCAACGGTTCATTGACGAGTAATAAACGATAGCGTTCCCGGTCGCGCAATGATCGGTGATACAGGAATACTTGAAAGAATAGGAAGGCTGTAAAGGGTTCGGCTCGTCGAGCATCCTTTGCACCGGGTGGTTTAAGGCTGGCTCTAGTATATGCTCGCCGTTCTCAAACCTCTCGCTGTGCACTTGCCAAGGGATCTGCGCAAGCTTAGAAGCTATTCGGTCGATAAGGATATAGATCCAGTCTTCCGATTGATAGATCGACTTTAAAAGCCTAGCGCTAACAATTGATCCTAGCTCGGATGCGTTGGAGTTATCGCCTATCACCCGGCTAAAGCTCTTCGTCTCAAGTGTGTCCATACTTTTATAATCGTCATCGTACATACAACTTTTACCTTTAACGAAAGAGCCATACATTAGAACTCTATGATGCCATATTCTCTTTCCGAATGCTGCAACATAGCTGCATGAGAAAGTGCAATTGACATTACAATGTCGTCCGTTGATCCGCTTGGAGCGGTATAGGTAGGGAGGCCAGTGAGAGTCGTCTTAACTTCTATATCGTTAAGCTCGTTTGCGACGTGGCTTATCTGAGGAATGCCGTAGGATGCCTCTTCAAAGGAAAGCATTAGCTTTACCATTAGCTCATTCTTGGATGAGTTGGTGAAGGTGATACCGTGGAATGGTAGCTCGGTACCGTGTAGCATGTCGTCCAACGCTACGCCTACTCCGGTCTTATCGTGCCAAACGGTTTCGCACGAACCGAAGTTTGCGACGAAGGATTTTAGCCGACTAATCTGGGTCGGGTATCCTACGCCTCGCATCCGCCACATGCCGATGATCTTCCGCGTCTTTGGATTGCTTGCTGTGAATACGGTATAGTCTACGTTCCGAGCCCAGTCAACTCCAACAACAGCGGGCTGTTCCTTGGCGTCGTTTGCGTACCAGGTAAATTGTTCGGACAAATCTAGGAAGTCGGTAATATAGTTTGACTGGACGTTTGAGAAGACGGAACCGTCTGATATAAAATCGGCCATATAATATTGACGCCATAGCCTGTCGGGCATATTCCGTCGAGCGTCTTCCACTACCTCTTTCGATACCGCTGGATTGGTCCAAGAGGGAGCGTGAATAAAGATCTTAGTCGGAAGCCTGTTCTCAAATCGAGCGCGAATCATTTCCTCTTTTGCTTCCATACACTTTTTATAGAACCAATTATTTTTTCCTTTAGGCGTTGATATACCTAGGATTGGCCCGCGCGTTACCGTCGTCGTAGTTTTAACCGACGAGTAAACTTCTTCCCTCATCTTCGCGCATTCGTCGAGCACGTTACCTGCAGTAGCTTCACCCTCAAGGCTTTCAGGATGCTGACCGTGGAAGAATTGAATACTCGAATCTATCTTCGGCATGTGAATAGATAGATGTGATTCGTTTAAATTTACGTGCGGTTCCGGTGGCAGCATGCGTTTGCAGTTTTTATAACCGATCTTCGCTTGAGAATAAATCGGGCCGATCCATCGCCACATTGCTTGCTGCTTCAATGGAAACGCAAGAGACAGCGCAGCGCTTGCACCATACGTCTTGCCGAGTTTGGTTCCGCATGCAACCCACATTTCCAAG